AAGCTGACTGACCTTGTGAAGGTTTCCATCGAGCTTCTTCAGGATTCCATGTTTGATCTGGAATCTTATATTGCGGCTGAATTCGCAAGAGCCTTCGGTATTGCAGAGGAAGAGGCTTTCTGTGTGGGTACCGGTACCGGTCAGCCTACGGGTATCTTTACCGCAAAAGGCGGACAGGTGGGTGTTACTGCAGGGGCAACCAATGCGATCACTGCTGATGAACTGATCAGCCTTGTATATGCGCTGAAGAGCCCTTACCGTAGAAACGCAAAGTTCCTTATGAATGATGCGACGATTGCAGCAATCCGTAAGCTTAAGGACGGCAATGGCGTATATCTCTGGCAGCCTTCGCTTCAGGCAGGTGAGCCTGACAAACTGCTTGGATATGAGCTTTACACCAGTCCTTATGTGCCTACGGTTGCGGCTGAGGCACTTACTGTTGCGTTCGGTGATTTTAAGAATTACTGGATCGCTGACCGTTCCGGAAGAACCGTACAGAGACTCAACGAGCTCTACAGCACCAATGGCCAGGTTGGTTTTGTGGCAACCGAGAGAGTTGACGGTAAGGTGATCCTTCCTGAGGGCATCCAGCTTCTTAAGATGAAGGCGTGAGGATAAATGTTAGAGGGGGTCGCGATTTGCGACTCCCTTGGATTTTGGAGGTGTGAGATGAGCGGATATAACGCGAAGAATTATACAGAGCAGGGCGGCGATGTCACTCATATTGGAGGAAAACTGATCATTGAAGATGGCGGTTCCATTGAGGGGCTTCCTGCTGCTGAAAATCAGGCTGACAGTGAAGCGAGTACCATTGCCGCTTTGAAGGAAGATTTCAATGGTCTTTTGGATAAGCTGAAGGCTGCCGGGCTTATGGCGGCGGATGCAGAATCGGATACAAGTGAGGATGAACCCGGTGGGGAATAAAAACACCAGGCGGTGGGAAGTTCCTGCCGCCTTTGTTGTGAGGTGATCGGATGAATGTGACTGTGGAAGAAATGAAGAATTATTTAAGGATTGACTTCGAGGATGATGATTCATTACTCGAAAACTTCATAGCAGCGGCGAAGAAGCAGTGCATGGATATCCTGAGAACGGATGATGAGGCTGATCTTGATGCGGCTCAGAACGGGAGGATCGCTGTGATGTTTACGGTGGCTTATCTGTATGAGCACCGGGAAGACGCTGATCATCATGCGCTTGACCTGACGCTGAGGGCTCTTTTATTTGGGAGCCGGAAGGAGGGATTCTGATGATACCGGCATTACTCAATGAAAAGGTCGTATTTCTGAAAAATACCGTGATAACAGATGCCGTCGGAAATCATACGAATGAGTGGGATGAGTATTATACCTGCTTTGCAACCATCGGCGGTGAAGGGCTGGCAAGCTCAAAGGAAGAAGAGGTTGCCGGTACTACTGTTGAGGATGTGGCGATGACGGTTACGGTGCGGTATTGCGCGAAGACGGCAGCTATTACTTCCACTGGTTACAGGATCCTGTTCAAGGGTGAGTTCTATGACATTGTGAATGTTGATCATATGAACTTTAAGAAGAAGTCACTGAAATTCAGCTGTCGGAAAGTGAGGCGGTGATCATGGGTACGGACAGGGTAAGGATCGACCAGATGGCTCATGTCATCATGGAGGGCTTGCAGGAATACGCTGATCTGGCTACCGATGATATGAAAGCCATTGTGAAGAAGGCTGGAAATGAAGCGAAGAAGGATATCCAGGCAAATGCACCTGTAAAGACCGGAAAATATAAGGGAAGCTGGACGGTGAAGACCACAAAGGAAACATCAAATGCAATGGAGGTTGTGGTTCACAGTAAGAACCGGTATCAGTTGGCACATCTTTTGGAGTTCGGTCATGCAAAGCGGGGTGGTGGAAGGACAAGAGCCTTTCCACATATAGCACCGGCTGAGGCTAAGGCGGCGGAGCTTTTGGAGAAGGAAGTCGAGAGGGCACTGAAATGATGGTGTCAGATTGGAGGGCAGCATCGATATGACAATAGAACAGATTGCAGCGATGCTGCAGGAGACGGGAATCCCTTTTGCATATGATCATTTTGCAGAAGGGGAAAGCCCAGAGCCGCCGTTTATCTGTTACCTGTTGCCGGGGAGCGATAATTTTGCTGCTGACGGCAGGGTGTATTTCAAGATAAATGAAGTGCGGATCGAGCTTTACACGGATAAGAAGGATGTGTCCGTGGAAAAGCAGGTGGAGGATGCTCTGGATGACCGGGGCATTTTTTATAACAAGAGTGAGGTCTGGATTTCGGAAGAGAGATTGTATGAGGTCTTGTATTCTTTCGATGTGCCGGACATTGAAGAAACAATGGAGGTATGAGAGCTATGGCTAATAACAAGGTTAAGTACAATCTTAAGAATGCGCATTATGCGATGCTTCATATTGCCCAGGACGGTACGGTGTCTTATGGAACGCCTGTTGCCATTCCCGGTGCGGTGAGCATTTCGCTTGATGCGAACGGAGAGCCGGAAAACTTCTATGCGGATGGCATTGCCTATTATGTCATCAATAACAACATGGGGTATGACGGTGATCTGGAACTGGCGATGATCCCTGAGAGCTTCAGGGTGGATGCGCTGAATGAAACGCTGGACGACAACAATGTGCTGATCGAGAATGCAAACACGGAGCTGAACAGCTTTGCGCTACTTTTCGAGTTTGATGGCGATGTGAAGCATATCAGACACGTTCTGTATAACTGCTCTGCATCTAGACCGGGCATTGAGGGCAAGACCAACGAAGAGAGCCGTGAGGTTCAGACGGAGACTCTGACCATCAAGGCTACGCCTCTTGCAAGCGGCGTGGTAAAGGCAAAGACCGGCAATACTACGAACAGCACTGTATATCAGAACTGGTATCAGTCAGTTTATATGCCTTCGGATGTATCCGGTGCGAATGTGAACCTGTCTTCACTGACAATCGGTTCTATTTCGTTGGATCCGACTTTTGCGGCAGGTACTACGGCTTACACGGCTGAGACTTCCAATGCTACCAATGCTATCACGGCAACGGTAGCAGATGAGAATGCAGGTGTGTCGATCACTGTGAACGGTGATTCCCTTACCAACGGTTCCAGCGCAACCTGGGAGGATGGAGAGAATACGGTTGTGGTCACTGTGACAAACGGTGGTTCCAGCAAGACCTACACAGTGATTGTAACAAAGGAATAAGGCTGACAGGGCTATAAAGGGCTTCGGGGGTGTGTAAATACAGCTTCGGGGCTCTTTTACTGTCGCTGATTATGGAGGATGAGACCTATGAGCATGGTTCAGAATATTGAAATTGACGGAAAGCAGGTGCCGTTTAGGGCATCGGCGGCGATTCCGAGAATATACAGAATGAAGTTTCAGAGGGATATCTATAAGGATCTGGCGGCTTTGGAGAAGGCAGTCGGTGATAATACCGAGGAAGTCAGCAATCTTGATATGTTCTCTTTGGAGATGTTTGAAAATATTGCTTATATCATGGCGAAGCACGCTGATCCGGGGATTCCAGACACACCTGAAGAGTGGTTGGATGAGTTCAATACTTTCAGTATTTATCAGGTGCTTCCTAAGATCATCGAGCTTTGGGGCTTGAATGTAAAGGTGGATGTGGAGGCTAAAAAAAACTTCAGTCAACTGACAGGCAGATGACAACGGCTCTTTTCATGCTGAGGTGTGTGCAGATCGGGCTTTCGATACGGGATCTTGATCTACTGACCATCGGCATGGTGAATGAGATGTTTATCGAGAATCAGAACGATGATGTTGCGGACAAGGCGTACCATCGAGTGGCTACGCAACAGGATTTCGATGTCTTCTGACCAGAAATTTCACGAAAAGCTGTATTTATAAGGCTTTGAAAAGGTGTGGATTTTCTGACAGATTTTGAATTTATGAGGAGGGGGTATCCCGATGGCGGCAAACAGAATAAAGGGAATTACAATCGAGATCGGCGGGGATACCACCAAGTTACAGACTGCTCTGAAAGGTGTGAACACTGAGGTAAGGAATACTCAGCAGCAGCTTAAGGATGTGGAGAAGCTGCTTAAGCTGGATCCGGGTAATACGGAGCTGCTGGCTCAGAAGCACAAACTCTTGGGAGAGGCAGTTACGGCTACAAAGGAAAAGTTGGAAACATTAAAGACGGCGGCTGAGCAGGCAAATACGGCTCTGGCAAATGGAGATATCAGCCAAGAACAGTACGATGCTCTTCAGAGGGAGATTATCGAGACAGAGCAGGATCTGAAGAAGCTGGAAGAGCAGGCGAAACAGTCAGGTACGGCTCTTCAAGAGATTGCGGCGAAAGGTGAAAAACTAAAAACAGTCGGTGACAATATCAGCAATGCCGGACAGAAATTTCTCCCGGTAACGGCTGGTGTTGTAGGACTTGGAACAGCGGCGGTGAAAACTGCCGCTGATTTTGACTCTGCGATGAGCAGGGTTGCGGCTGTATCAGGTGCGACCGGCACTGATTTTGACAAGTTAAGAGATAAAGCTCGTGAGATGGGCAGCAAGACAAAGTTTTCTGCTTCCGAGGCGGCTGAAGCCATGAACTATATGGCTATGGCTGGCTGGAAGACGGAAGATATGCTGGGCGGTATCGAGGGTGTCATGAACCTTGCGGCTGCATCCGGTGAGGATCTGGCTACCACTTCCGATATTGTGACGGATGCTCTTACGGCATTTGGATTATCGGCTCAGGATTCGGGGCATTTTGCAGATGTGCTTGCGGCTGCTTCGAGTAACGCCAATACAAATGTCTCCATGATGGGTGAGACATTCAAGTATGCTGCTCCTATTGCCGGTGCTTTGGGATTTTCTGTCGAGGATACGGCTGAGGCGATTGGTCTTATGGCGAATGCCGGTATCAAGGGTTCTCAGGCAGGTACATCCTTAAGGACGATCATGACAAATCTGTCCGGGGATGTGAAGATCTGCGGTGCCAATATTGGAGAAGTTACAGTTGCAACGACAAATGCGGACGGATCAATGAGGGATTTATCGGATATCCTGGCTGACTGCCGTGTGGCTTTTGCAGGATTATCGGAATCAGAACAGGCAGCGGCAGCTGAATCTCTGGTCGGAAAAAATGCGATGTCAGGATTCCTGGCTCTCATGAATGCAGGGGAGGGTGACATCAATAAGCTGTCTTCAGCGATTGCAAACTGTGACGGTACGGCTGCAAATATGGCTGATACCATGAACAACAATCTGGAAGGGCAACTGACGATCCTGAAATCACAGCTTCAGGAGTTGGCTATTTCTTTCGGTGAGATGCTGATGCCTGCAATCAGAACGATTGTCGGATGGATTCAGGGATTTGTGGACAAGCTGAACAGTATGGATGAGGGTACCCGTAAGGTAATCATTACTATTGCGCTGGTAGCGGCTGCTATCGGTCCGGTGCTGATCATAGTAGGAAAGGTGATATCCGCTATCGGTACCATAATGACTATCGTGCCGAAACTGGCAGGTGTGATCAATGCGGCAAAGGGTGTATTTGCAGCCTTTAATGCGGTGTGCGCGGCGAATCCGTATGTTCTGATCATTGCGGCGATTGTGGCTTTGGTGGCGGCTTTTATCTATCTCTGGAATAACTGTGAAGAGTTCCGTCAGTTCTGGATAGACCTGTGGGAAGGGATCAAGGAGATTGCCATTGCCGTGTGGGAGGCTCTGAAGGAGTTTTTCAAGGCGGCATGGGAGGCGATAAAGAGCACGGCGGAAACAGTCTGGAATGCCATCAAGAATTTCTTCCAGGGCTTATGGGATGGAATCAAGGCTATCTTCCAGACGGTTGTAGATGCGATAAAGCTGATCATTACCACATACTTCAATATCTATAAGACGATCATCACGACAGTTCTTAATGCCATAAAGACCATTTTTACAACGATCTGGAACGCGATAAAGACTGTGGTGACAACGGTGGTTACGGCAATCAGCACATTCCTCACAACGGCATGGACGGCTATTCAAACCACGGCTACTACGATATGGGATGCGATATCCAGTTTCTTTACGAATATCTGGAATGGCATAAAGAATGTGATCACTACGGCGGTGAATGCTATTAAAAATGTGGTCACGACGGCATGGAATAACATTAAGAATACGGTCACTTCCGTTGGAAATGCAATCAAGACGGCGGTTACGAACCTGTGGAACAATGTGACTTCCGCAGTGAAGAATGCAATGAGCAATGTGTTCAATGCGGTAAAGAGCGGATTTTCCAATGTGAAGGATCATATCACCGGGCTTGCTTCACAGGCTTTCAACTGGGGTAAGGATCTGATCATGGGTATCGTAAACGGTATCAAGTCCTGTATCAGTGCTGTCGGCGATGCGGTTTCATCGGTGGCAGACAAGATCAGGAGCTTTCTGCATTTCTCTGTGCCGGATGAAGGCCCTCTTACGGATTATGAGAGCTGGATGCCGGACTTTATGAAAGGACTGGCAAAGGGTATAGAGAACAGCAAGGGTATGGTCACAAAGGCGATGGATTCTTTATCGGCTGATATGGTGATCAATCCTCAGGTGAACGGAATGCAGGCTGCTATGGCAGGCGGTGGTGCTGTGAGCAGTGCAGATCTGAGCAGTCTGGTTTCTGCTATTAGGGATGCTGTCGGTGGAGTGAATGCTTCCGGTCAGAGCGGTGATATCGTGATCCCTGTTTATCTGGGAGGTACCATGCTGGATGAGGTTATCGTGAATGCTCAGCAGAGAGCGAATTTAAGAAGCGGAGGAAGGTGATCATATGGCATTTATTCAATATTTGAATTTTGATGGTGAGAACCTTCCTCTGCCTGATTCCTATGAAGTGAATATGGAAGATAAGGAAGCGGATTCCGGCGGTGAGACTGAGGCAGGAACAATCCAGAGGGATGTGGTGAGAGTCGGGGTTGTGGAGATATCGGTTTCCTTTTCTGTTACGCCGAAATGGTTGAAGAAGCTGACGGAATATAAGCAGCAGGAAAGTATCACAGTCTTGTTTTTTGATCCTGAGACGGTAACACAGAAGCAGACTCAGATGTATGTGGAGGGATTCAAGGCAAAGCTTGAAAAGGATACCAGCTATAAGGGGCTGTGGACGGTGAGCTTTTCGCTGAAGGAATTTTAAGGAAGAAGGTGTTTGGATGTATCCTGTATCGAGCGCATTCCTGCAGGCGGTGCAGGAGAACACAAGGAAATACTATTGGACGGGGAAGATCACGATTAAGAATGGCGTGGTCTATGAGTTTGGGGCTGAGGATATCGTTAAGGGGAGCGGATATATTTCATCTCAGTGCTGCGGAAGTACGGAGATCGAGCTGGGTACCGTATATGCAGCTGAGATGGGTGTTACGCTGCTTTCGGATATTGACAGATACACATTGGAAGATGCTCTTGTGGAGCTGTTCTATCATCTAAGGATATCGAAGAGCAGAAATCCTTCTGAACTTGATCCTGATTTTGATCAGGCGGTTGAAGCGGATGGCATTTATGAGACAATCCCGATGGGAGTGTTTGAGGTGTCAGAGGCGAACAGGACTGTAAAGTGCCTGGAGCTGAAAGCCTATGATTATATGCTCCGATTCGAGAAGGACTTCAATGGTTTTGAGACTGTGGGTAAGGCATATGATTTTATCCATCTTTGCTGTGAGGCGTGTCATGTGGAGTTTGCGCTGACTCAGGAAGAAGTGGAAGCGATGCCGAACGGTGATACCGGGCTTTCAATCTATACGGACAATGATATCGAGACCTACCGGGATGTACTCTACTATGTGGGGCAGGTTTTGGGAGGTTTCTTTTGTATCAACCGTGAGGGCGTGTTGGAACTGAGAAAGTATGGCGATACGCCTGTGATGGAGATAGCAGGAAGACACAGATTTTCTTCCAGCTTTTCAGATTTTATTACAAGATACACGGCAGTTTCTTCCACAAACATGAGAACGGAGATCGCTGAGTATTATCATCTGGATCCGGACAACGGGCTGACCATGAATCTGGGTGTGAATCCGCTTCTGCAGTTTGGACTGGATGAGACCAGAAGGCAGCTCTGTGAGAATATCCTTAACGATATTTCCGTGATCGATTATGTGCCGTTTGATTCGGATACCATCGGAAATCCGGCACTGGATATCGGGGATGTGCTGACCTTTGTGGGTGGTCAGGCAGATGAGGATAAGATCAGTGCCATTACTTCCATGCAGGTGAATCTGTACGGAAAGCAGAGGCTTAAGGGAGTCGGTAAGAATCCGAGGCTGGCTCAGGCAAAGAGCAAGAATGATAAGAATATCTCAGGACTACTCAGCCAGATCGAGGCAGGAAAGATTGGGATCCATACTTTCACGAATGCTTCTGCCTTTACGGTGGCTGATCAGGATACAAGGATAATTTCCATTGAGTTTGCCACATCGGAAGATAATCATGCCCAATTTTTCGGGCAGGTGATCGTGGATGTGGACGCGGATTCTGTGACAAGGACGGCAACGGCAGCAGGGGATGTTGTGATACCGGCAGTGAATGTGGATGTCATTCCGGAAGAGAATGTATCAGCAGGATCCGAAAATGAAGGTGAAGAATCTGCTTCAGAAGATGAACCGGTTGTCATCGGAATTACGGAAGAACAGACAGTGAACGTTTCGTTACCCGTTTCATGGACGGAAGATGGAACGGCGGTTGTTACTTTTACCTTCGAGTTCAATGATGAGATGATCACGGTGCATCAGCCGGTGGAAACCTGGCATTCAGGAAAGCATACGATCCTTTTGTATTATCCGATTGAGAACGTGCTGGCAAACTACACCAATACTTTCAATGTTTACATGAGGGTGAGCGGTGGTACAGGCACGGTGGATACCGGATGGTGTGTAGCTTCTGTTTCCGGTCAGAGCATGGGCGCGAATGCTGCATGGGACGGAACGATCACTGTTGAGGATTACATTGAGAGAGTCGGTATCAGCGGCGGCTTAAGGCTTAAGTCGATCAGCGAGAATATAGTATTTGAAATTGATGAGTTGGTACAGAGAAGCTACAGCGATGTGGTCAGAGGCAGGACGGCTCTGGGTGCGTTTGCTATGCCGGTGGATGTGAATGGCAGTAATTCATAAGGAGGGTTTTTATGAGGCTGAAAGGCGAAATGGTCATTGAACTGACCGATGAAAATACAGGTGTGGTAGAGACCATACGGGAAGAAAATATGGTCACGAATGCCGTGAATCATATCTTGGGGCTGAATCCCATGGGAGTGTTTTACAAGGCCTCAGGACAGTATGACGACCAGGTGATGTGGAATGATACTCTGATCCCGATATGTCCGAACATGATCGGTGGGATCCTTTTGTATTCTTCTGCGCTGACTGAGAATGCGGATAATATCTTCCCTTCCTCTGCTGTATTACCCGTGGCATATGCATCAAATGATGTCAACGCAACGGCAGATACGGCAAGGGGAAGCATGAATCTGACGGAGAGCAAGGCGCTGGATGACGGATATAAATTCGTGTGGGAGTTCACGCCTTCACAGGGGAACGGAACCATTGCAGCGGTGGCACTTACATCTGCCTTGGGTGGAAAGACTGTTTTCGGAAATGATATCAATTCCTCTAACGGATATCTGAAGATCAAAGAGACAAGGCTGGATACTCAGACGGATGATGAATTGGCACTGTTTTATTCCGCTGTAGAGATAGACTTTGTGAATAATGTGCTGTACTCGCTGAGATTCGTGGATTCATCGGTTATTGTAAGGAAGCTTAGGCTGCCAGTATTCTCTGTGGGCTTAAACGACAGGCTGAATGATGTGACCTGTGAGATTCTGGAAGAGACTACGCTTCACTGCAGCGTGTTTTCCTTTACGACAGGGTACACGCCGTATGGGGATTTTCTGGACGGGCATGACGGGTACTGGTACGGATTTTCCAATTCACCGAATTCCTCAGGTGATGCTACGATGAAATGGATCAAGATCAAGAAGAGCGACATGACCTTTACTGAAGGTACCTGGACGCTGGCCAACGCACATTTGAAGGCTATCGGATCTTTTAAGATTGATTCCTATGTGAACAGGTCAAGCAGAGGCGTGATCAGGAATGGATATCTGTATATTCCGAACTATGACAACGATGGAATGTACAAGATTAATCTTTCTAATGTTACGGACATCGCGTTACTTCCGTTCGGGTTTATCTCGGAGAACAGAACACTCTCGGGATCTGCTACGAGCCAGACTTATATGACGCTGATCAATGATTTTATCATTGGATATGATTTTATCATCACGGCAAATGATACGGTTGTTCATCTGGCAGGAGCTTCGAGGTTTCCTTACATCGGAACACCATTGTTCCAGTATAAGGAGTTTCTGACAGGCTGGGGCGGCAACTATGGAACCGACTGTCATACGACATGGCTGTTGATGCCGTATCTGGCCAGTATCAATAACCTGGCTCAGGCAATCGTGAAGAATGCTGATAAAACAATGAAGATCACATATACGCTGACTGAGGTGGAAGAGAATCCGTGATCTGAAATGAATATGGTGCTTTGTGGCGGCGGTGCTCTTAACGGGCGCCGCCATTTTCATGCAACAAAATGGAGGGATTGCGATGAAAGAGTTTTGGAGTTTGATTCAGTTGGGTTTTGCGGCTGTCGGAGGATGGCTGGGTTACTTTTTGGGAGGTTGTGACGGGTTGTTGTATGCATTGTTGGCGTTTGTGGTTCTGGATTATCTGACAGGGATCATGTGTGCGATTGCGGATAAGAAGCTCAGCTCCAACGTATCTTTCCGTGGCTTGGCTAAGAAAGTATTGATCTTTGTCATGGTCGGGGTAGGGCATCTTCTGGATACACAGATACTTGGAGAAACAGGGGTGCTGAGAACAGCCATCATTTTCTTCTATATGAGCAATGAGGGACTTTCTCTGGTGGAGAATGCGGCGTATCTGGGATTGCCGGTGCCGGAGAAGCTGAAGCTCGTGCTGCAGCAGCTTCATGATCGCAGCGAGAAGGATGAGAACAAAAAGGATGGTGATCACGATGAAGTACAGTGAGAAGAATAAGCCGATAATCTGTATGATGACACAGAGCACCTGTTACAGGCAGACACAGAAGATGCAGGTGAAGGGTGTGCTCTGGCATAGCACCGGGGCGAATAATCCGACACTGAAGAGATATGTGCAACCGGATGATAATGCAGCTGACAGGAATCTGATGATTAAGGTCATTGGGAAGAATGCTTATGGGAATGACTGGAATCATACTTCAGTGCAGGCAGGACTTAACGCATGGATAGGTAAGCTGGCTGATGGCAGTGTTGCGGCTGTTCAGACGATGCCCTGGGATTACAGGCCTTGGGGATGTGGTTCCGGCGCAAAGGGATCCTGCAATACCGAATGGATCCAGTTCGAGATATGCGAGGATGGGCTGAATGACAGGGAGTATTTTGAGAAGGTCTATAAAGAGGCTTGTGAGCTGACAGCTTATCTCTGCAAGATGTATGGGATTGATCCGAAGGGGAGTGTTAAGTATAACGGCGTGACGGTTCCTACGATACTCTGTCATGCAGATTCTCATAAGCTGGGGCTTGGGAGCAATCATGGGGATGTGCTTCACTGGTTTCCGAAGTTTGGGAAGAATATGGATACTGTGAGAACGGATGTGGCGGCACTTATGGGTGGGATCGATACATTTTCGCCTTCCAGCGAAGCGAAAAACAGGGATTGTCCTTTTCTGGTGAAGGTGACGGTGAAGAATCTGAGGATTCGGACGGGTGCCGGAACTGATACGGCGTGGACAGGAAAGTATGTGCCAACGGGAGTTTATACGATTGTTGAGGTGAAATCCGGTAAGGGATCTGATGCCGGATGGGGTAGGCTGAAGAGTGGTGCCGGTTGGATTGCATTGTCATATGCGAAGAGAGTTTAA